ACGAAGAAATTGCAGACCAACGACTTCAAGATCAAAAAGACGCGCAGCAAGCTTTCAACGATTTCTTTAAGGCAGAGCAAGATGCAGCGCAAAGGCGTCTTGAGGCTGATCCGTTCTTCCAAATGAAGCAACAGCTAGAAGAGTTGGTTGCGATTGAAAATCAAGTTGCTTTAGGTGCCACGGCAATTGGTAGCGCTTTTGCTAATTCGTTCAGGTCATTAATTGACGGCAGCAAGAGCGGTCAAGAGGCATTGGCGGACATGATGTCATCGATTGGCGAGCACTTTATGGATATGGCGGCGCAGATCATTGCACAGCAATTGGCGATGATTTTGTATGGCACGATCATGAAAGCGCTTGGTGTTTCGATGCCTAGCGCTACTGGCGGCGGCGGGCCGTTGCCTAGCGCTGACATGTTTAGCGGTGGATTTAATCTTGCACCGTTTGCGGAAGGCGGCTTTGTTGATCGCCCCACCAATGCAGTGATTGGTGAAGGCTCAGAGCCTGAATACGTCATTCCCGAAAGCAAAATGCGTGAAAGCATGGCGCGTTACTCACGCGGATCACGCGGCGCTTCTGTTATTCCTGAAGGCAGCGGCGGCGCTGCCGATGAAAACGGCGGCACTGCTGTTGCCGCTCCAATTGATGTTCGCTACACAGTGGAACGGATCAATAGCGTCGATTATGTGACGGCTGATCAGTTCCAACGCGGAATGCAAAGTGCTGCAACGCAAGGCGCAAAACAGGGTGAACAGAATACGCTGAAGCGACTGCAAATGAGCAGCAGCACTCGCAAGAGGTTAGGAATGTGACTCAGTATGCTTTTGGCCATGCCCTGCGAATCAAGTCACAGGGCGACTTGCTTTATCGCTTTCAAAATTTTTTCATCAATCAAAACGCAACACATGCAGGCGCAAGTTACGATTTCGTTCCGTTTGGCTTTTCAGGCGTTACGGTCAATCGTACGGGTGATGGTCTTGAATCATCCTTGGTTTTCCCCAACAATGACTTGACCCGTGCATGGTCAGTCAAGTCGATCCAAGAGTATTGGATCATCGAAGTCGATGTCTTGATCCTTGACGAGGGCAACGTAAACGGCAGCCACACGCTTGTCCATAGTTACGTTGGCCAGGTTACTGGAGGCCAATGGGATAACGTCTCATTGAACCTGCAGCTCAGCTCTGTCCTTGATGCGGTTGGAACGGATATTCCGCGAAGGTCTTTGACTCGCAAATTGGTTGGAAACCTACCGCTCACCAGTAATGTCCGATTGCAGTGATTTGATCGGGATGCCGTATCGTCTGGGAGCTGACGGCAGCGATGGTTATATCGACTGCATTCACCTTTGTTACGTGGCATTGGAGCGGATGGGCATTGAGCCGCCACCGTTCAAGCAATCATGGTATAGCGATAGTAAGTGGACGATATGTCGTGACCTAATGCGTTGGGGTTTTCGGGTTGAAAAGCCTGCGTATGATGGGGACATTCTGCTGCTTCCGCAGCAATCCTGGGCATTCGCGGTCACATGGCAAACGGGGATTCTTTACATCAGCCCAATGTCAAAGAAGGTGCAATGGTCTTTGGCCCGAGCGTTTACAACGTTCCACTGCTTCCGTACGAAAGAGAGCTGATAAAAACGATTGGGATTACGGAGGAAGAGTATAAAGAATTTACTGCTGAAGTTCGCCGCAGAGGTCGTGTTCGCCCTGCGGAGTATGCGCACATTCCTGATATTCAGAATGCAGACCCTGTTACTCAATCCGTTTTAATCAGCCTAGCCATCAGCCTTGTGCTGACAGGTGTCAGCTATTTGCTAACTCCTAAACCCAAGATGCCTAGCGCAAGACGCGAAGGCGGCGGCGCGATTGATCTTGCTGGAGCGACGGGTGCAAATCGTTTTACGCCATCACGCGGATTTGAGACCCTTGCGGAGTTGGCTGATTATGCTTCGCCGGTCCCAATTATTTTTGGTCGATACCACTCTAGGAAGGACATTCAAACCGGCGGGATGCTGGTTACGCCAAGGCTAATTTGGTCACGGATGTTTAGCCATGGAACATTCCAGCGAGCACAGCTATTGTTTGCCGTTGGAGAGCAAGGCGTTGGAAAGGCAGGAATTGCAGTGCCTGACCTTGAAGGCATTTTCTTGGGAAACAATGCCCTTGGTCAAATTTATGACGACTTCTTTGCGTTTTATTGGAAGAAAAACTCGCAGAACACTAACAGTTCAAAGGATTTTAGGATTCGAGTTGGCAACCATCAATATGGGACAAAGGGCACGCCTGATTCAGGAGATCCTGGAGCGATTGGCGGCAAAACAACTGAGGTTTTTGTCTGTCCTGATTTAGAGCAGGATGATGCTACGGCGTTTTGCCAAGCTTATTCGCCTGCCAACAGTACAGAATTTGGCGTTTACAACCCGATTGCAAACGGTATAGGTTATCGGGTGAACTATGACATTATTTCAATTCCGGGAAAGGCCAATGATCCTACGCCTGCAACAAGATCACAGGCGCTATCGCGGCTAAAAATTGTTGGCGATGAAAATTATTTCCGACCAGTTTCTCAGGAAGGTCAAGGCGAGGCGGGGCATATTGGTGATGATGATCATATCCACAGCGTTATCAATGATAACCAGCGAGGGATTGGTCGTAATTACAGCCCGAGAATGGGCATCACTGAGATCATCAAAAACGGTAGCGCAAGAACATCTGGCGGAAACCTTGTTAAAACCATTTCAGATGTGTCTGTGAACGATGTTGCTAAATTTGTCATCAGCGCGTCATCAATCAAAAGTGATCAATATCAGTATGAGGGAAGAGGCGAAAGCGTGGATGACATTAATAGCGATGTCGAGTCTTTGCAAATTGCAGCTGATGATGCAATGCGTTTGGGTGAATTGTTTGAGATTGGCGGATGCATTTGGAGGGTAACAGCTCGTAAGCTTACGCGGTTTAGCTCAACAGAAGACCAAGTCATTGATTTAACCTGTATTGATTCGAGCCATTCATTTAAACAATCGGTGGGCGTTGTTCACCCAACAAGAGTCATCAAGCCGACTGATGAATACATTGGAGACAGCGTTGAGGGCAAAGAAGAGCAAAACGTTGAGGAAGATTTTTATCCAATCAACAAAGTTTCCATTGCGGTGGTGCGTAATAACCGTCCAGCGGTTGTAACTGAGATTGGCATCAAGAGCACTGTGTTTCAAGCATTGAGGGGCATTTGCTCGTTTAACAGTTTGATCACGCCAGACGAGATCGAAGAGTTTGGCGAGGACAATATCCAGATCAATACAGGCCGGGCAAGCGGCTACATCGTCAGAACAACAATTTTTCGGGTCTTTGTCCGCAAGGTTGGCGATTCCAATGCAGCCTATGACGTGATTCCATTGTTTTTTGCAATCAGGGGTTCAAGGCCCACAGCTCAATATACGTTCATTCGATTCAAGAATAACGATTTAGGAGCTGAAGAGCTGGAGTTTAAGTTCATGCAGATGTCGGCATCAGAACTTCGGGAAGTGCCTGGCAATCAAACTGTTTACGACATTTCGGAGCCAAATAGCGGCAACACTGGCGGTCTTACCAAGAAGACGGTGACAGTTGGAGCATTAGGCGAAATGGAAATTGCTTTTCCCTGCAATACCTTCCAAGGGTTCAAGAAAAGATCGATTGAGCAAAATAAAGAGTTTTTCCGCAAGCCTCGCACGATTGCTGGGACAACAACAGGGTTTTACCCAGAGACAGTTGTTATTGAAGAGAATAGGCCAGAGAACATCTCAGCGAACCTTGCTACTGGCGATTTGAAGCGAGTGGTCAACATTGGCAGCATCGATAATTCAGTGCAGGGCAAGTCCGGGGCGTTTCTGTATGACCTAGCAGGCGATTCCGACAGTTCGCAGTACACAATCAATCAAGACTATACGTTTGAAACGCAAGAATATATTTCAAGCAGAAACAAGCCGACCGAGGCAAATGAAGGTTACAAGCGGTCCTTGTATCTGCGATGGACTTTAAAGAAAGTCGCGAATGGAACGACTTATGCTGTAAACAACGGGCAGCAAACGACTTGGCGATTTAGAAAAGTCGAAGTTTTAGGCTGCATTGCTGACGGAAGTATCGCTGATTTCAATACTAATGATGAATATGAAATCAAGAGGGGTGCTCAGGCTACAAACATTTTGAGCGGTCACGCCAACTATCCAGACTCAAATCCTTTTGTCAACAATCATCCTGATGGCGATCTGCGTTGGTCCGGCATGAAATTTAAGGCGCAAGAAATAAGATTTGAAGAGGCTGTTGACGGCAAGGCGCAAAGCTATCGATACGAGATTTTTGGCGATGCGCGTGACTATGCATTAGACACAACACGTCGCGTTGAGCAAGTCATCACTGATACAACTGGAGGCGTAACAAAGGATGTCAAGATCAGGTTTACAGCAACAACAAAACGGCTGGCAAGTGACTATGCCTTACAGAATCGCATTGGCTGGAGCACACCAAAGCTAAAAGTCATCATTGACGGCACCACAACGACTAATTGGCCTGAAGGTGAAACTACAATTCAGACATACAGCGTTGGTTCTGATAATCCCCATCGCACTGTTTACGACAGGGCTGGCTTTAAGCTAAGAGTTGCAAGCCTGCAAGAGGTAAGCGTTGCAGAGCCTGAGACGACTCAGGGGGACGCTCTTTTTGCAGAACGAACTCAGATCAGCGATATCAGTTACTATCGCAGCTTGGTTGAGAAATCAAATGACAGCTCACCAGAGCATGAGATTGTTTATGTAAATGAAATCCAAGAAAACGACAGCCCTCCGACGATGGAAAGCATCACATTGGCGGGGCTATCGTTAAAGGCGGGTCGTAGTTTCACTCAGCTTGATCAATTGCGTTGTTGGCTTGCAGAGGGTATTCCTGTGGAGCGGTTGCACCCTGACCGAGAAAAGGTTTACGAAGACACGTCAAGCATTGGACCCAGCAATCTGTTCACTGATCTGGTTTATTTCTTGCTGACTGATCAGATGGCTGGAGCAGGCGGCTTGATGGGGATGGATGGCGACAATGCTCCTTTGGTTGATAAGGAGCAGCTTATTGAAACCAGCAAGTTCCTGTTTAAAGAAAAGCTTTTCTTCAATGGATCGATTGTAGATCGATCAAATCTGAGGCAGTTTATCGCTGACATGGCTCCGTATTTCCTCTGCAATTTT